GAAGAAAACCCACAAAGAGGTAGAGCAAATAACTCTGCGGTACTTATGCGACATAAGATTACTAAAGAGTTTTTCTTAGATCTGTGGAAACGTATTGAATTATCCGGAGCTGGCGAGCCTGGCATATACTTTAACCACGATAAAGATTGGGGAACCAATCCATGTTGTGAAATTGCGTTAAGGCCGTACCAATTCTGTAACTTGTGTGAAGTTAATGTTAGTGACGTCACAGACCAGGAAGACCTAAACAACCGAGTTAAAGCAGCGGCCTTCATTGGAACGCTTCAAGCAGGTTATACGGAATTCCACTATCTAAGAGAAATATGGCAAGAGACCACTGAAAAAGATGCTCTTATAGGAGTATCAATGACAGGTATCGCTTCAAAAAAGGTATTGAAGTTAGATATGAAGAAAGCTGCAAGCGTTGTAAAACGTGAGAATACTAGAGTAGCTAAATTAATAGGTATTAATAAAGCTGCTAGAACTACCTGCGTGAAACCTGCAGGAACTACATCTCTAGTACTTGGTACTTCTTCTGGTATTCATGCTTGGCATAATGATTATTATATTAGAAGACTTCGTGTAGGTAAAAATGAAGCAATATATAATTATCTTTTAACATATCATCCAGAGTTAGTAAAGGATGAGTATTTTAGACCACACGACACTGCTGTTATTGAAATACCACAATCAGCACCAAAAGGTTCTATATTGAGAACTGAATCTGCTTTCGATTTATTGAAGCGGGTTAAACAGGTTGCAACCGAGTGGGTTAAATCAGGTCATAGAACCGGATCAAACACTCACAATGTATCTGCAACAGTAAGTTTGAAAGAAGACGAATGGAAAAAAGCTGGTGAGTGGATGTGGAAAAACAGAGATTGTTATAATGGTCTTTCGGTATTACCATTTGATGGTGGTACATACACGCAAGCTCCTTTTGAAGATGTAACTAAAGAGGAGTTTGAAAAGTTGGTTTCTAAATTACATGACGTAAATCTTGAACATGTTAATGAAGAGGTTGACAATACTGATCTATCAGGTGAATTAGCTTGTGCCGGTGGATCATGCGAGATAACAAGCTTATAACCAAAACAAATTATTATGAAAAAAATTGTTTTAACAATGTTTTTAAGTGCATTAATTGTACTTGGAGCAAACGCGCAAGCGAAAGGTGATTGGTACGTAGGTACTGGTGATATCGCTAGCAAAGCTTGGACTGAATGGTCTATAGCTCCAACAGTTGGTTACGGGTTAACTGACAATCTAATGGTTGGGTTAAATGTTTCTCAAGCAGATTCAATCGCTGATATGGAATTAGATATACACGCTAGATATTTCTGGAATGGATATTTTATCTATATAGAAACAGAAGGGTTAAAAACAGAAAACATGAATTATGGGTTAGGTAAAATGTTTACTTTCCATAAAGGTGTCTATGTCGATCCTAAAGTTGTATATAACGCAACTCAAAAGACTACAAATTTAATGTTGGGCGTTGGCCTAAAGTTTTAACTGAGTATTAATTAAAAAATTAGAAAAATGGAAAAAGCAATGAATTATATATCAGGATTTTTTGGTGGATTGATGGGCATTATGATGGCTATCTTACCAGTAACAATTTTATGGTATGTGTTAACAGGAGGTGACGTATTTGGAATGGACGTTATAACTAATCTTACTGCCCTAGTAAATTCTTTTGGAACGGGTGGTTTCACTGGATTAGTTGTATTAGTTCTTCTAGCATCATTTTTTGTGAAAAAGTAATTGAATATAATAACTTAAATTAAATTAAATTATGAATCCTTTAAATTCACTATTCGATGAATTACAAGACGCGGTTAACGATTGTCAAACTGATGTTTCTAAATTTATTGAAGGAAATAACTCAGCGGGAACGCGAGTAAGGAAAGCTATGCAAGAAATAAAAAAGCTTGCACAGTTTGTTAGAGTTGAAGTTCAAGATCAAAAGAACAGACAGTTCTAAATAGTTTTAGAAAAAAGAAAAGGGGGTAACGAAAGTTACTCCCTTTTTTTATTGTGGTATATGGTTTTCTTTTATCTTGCTATCATAAAGATAGTAATCATTATTGCCACATATATTAATGGGCTAAGATCTATTTGTTTTGTTTCCATATATCTATTATTACTAATAAATATAAGATATTAATATTTAGAGTGCTAAGTAATTGTTAAGAATTATAATGATATTTTTAAAGTTCCCTCATCATTCCATAATCTACCTGTTGCTCCTGGATCTTCAGTAGGTAAAACTAGTGTTATTGTAGCTATACTTTCTCCACTACCCGCTGATAAAGTTGTTAAATTTGTAATTGATGTTACTGTTGTTTGGCTAGCGTCTATATTTACCGTAACAGTATCAGTGGCCCCAACTACAGTTGATATACCATTTCCTCCCGCAACATCTAAAGTATTACCGTGAGCTATAGTTTGATTACTACCGCTATCACCTGTTAAAGTAAAAGTTGTTAATTGGTTAGTGTTAGTGTCAGTTGTTACATTTGCTTTAACAACCTTATTATTAGAATCTAAACCTAAATTACCACCACTAGCTATAGTGCCAGAACTTATATCTTCTAAATATACGTCACTACGAAATCTTGATATAAAATCCCAAATGTGTTGGCCTATCCATTTCATATTACCATATATTGTGTTCTACCATCTTTTCGATAAGCTTTCAAACATCTATTACGATTATTTTCCTCTGAAACATAACTAACGTGAACCCAATCAGGGTTATCATCGTCTCCAAACTCCCATATCATTTGGTCAAAGTCTAAATTGTCTTTTATCCAATGATACATTTCTGAATTGGCAACAACACCAAATGTATCATCAATATCCATAGCTTGACCTTTGCAATGTTGGGACTTATTACTACCACCTATAGCTGTATTAAGTTCTGGTGATCTAAAAAAACTATTAATTTTTATAGGTCCACCAACCCATTCCCTAAGCGGTTCAAACACTTTCTCGGCAACTAATTCCATGTTTGATAATTGCTCATTATTTGGGGTGTTATCAATACCTTTACGTGTAGCTGTTATGCTGTATGTTCCTTCTTTATATGAGATGTGTTCACTTATCATAGTAATATTTTATTGATCGTTTCTAGTTATAATATCTATTTGACCGTCCGAATCACCTGATTGAATATACATTTTATAAGCAAAACTATCCACACCTATATCATCAGAGGTTAACTGTAATGAAGAGCCATTTGGTATTACAACATTATTTAGTATATAAAATCTTGCTCCAGTATATAAATCAGTGTTATTAGGTAAATCAACTTTAAGACCACCTCCAAATGTCATACCTGTAGTACTACCAACAGCTGTACAAGTTCCAACTAAAGCCCCTGTAGATAACCAAACCTTTTCGTTTAAGAATATATCATCTGTAGCATTAGTAGTGTCAACCACTATAGCTTGAGAACTACTTGTTATAACGTAACCCGCTGATAAATTCACTTTTGTTGGAGTGGTATTTTCATACGCAGCTGCTTGCCGTAACTTTGTGCCAAGTTGTTCTGTTATATATACGTCTATTGTCACGTCGGCACTAGCGTCAGTGTTTGTAAACGTCATAGTCTTAAAAAAATCTGGTACAGTTATTTCTGTTTTTGTATTAGCTATTATTTTTTGAGTAAGAAAAGCCATTTCATGATTATATTCTAACCTTTAGCTGCTTCTATACCATCAGCAAATACCATATATTCTAAAACTTGAGTCTGAGTATCGCTAGATGACGCTACTGATATATTAGTAGTACCATTGTAAGGAAATAACATCCAATCCCCACCATATAGTTTACCTATAGGTTCGGTAGTTGTTGCGTCTGCTGTGTCACCATAAGATACATAAAAGAAAAGAGCTTTATTAGAACTAGTATTTCTTATATATACTTTACTCGCCGCGTTATCAGCAATTTCATCCGCTTCTACAATTATAGCGTCAGTTGAAGCAGTAAATTTCTTACTACGTAAACCAGTTGTTTCTTCTAAACCATGACAAGATCCAGCTTTTTTCATTGTCATTGTTTTGTTTATAGTAGAAGGGTAACTCATTATGTTGCTATTAATTCTAATAGTTGCATTTATTGTTGCCATATTTATTTATTTATTTGTTGTTAATTATTCTATGCTTCTGCAGTTGGTAATGTCCAAGCTGATTTAAAGATAGCGTATTCTAAAGTATTCGTGCCATTAATTGCTTCTACTTCTATTTCTGAATCATCTGCTACCGCATTGTTCCATGGGATAAACATCCAGTCTCCCGCGTATAATCTACCTATCTGCGTATCATGTAATCCGAATTCTAGATAATAAGTATCATCAGTTGATGTGTTACATATATAAACATAATGCGCACCATTTACCTCACCTAACGCTCCAGCAAGTCTATGCTCAGTGCCTGTTGCCACTGAATGGTTACCCATTTCCATTAATTCTAAACCGGTTGTTAAACCAGTTTTCATCAATGTAGAGCTAGCGTTAATGTTTAAAGGCATTCCAGGTATCAAATCATTGCTAGTAATACTTACTGTTGCCGTTGTTGTTGCCATAATTTTTGTTTTTATTTATTTGTTAATTATTTTTATTTTTATCCTTTTTTCCAATAAGCGTATTCTAAAACAATACTAGCTGTATCTGCTCTAGCTTCTAACCCGTTCCCATCATTTACAGGAAAGAAACAAAATTCTCCAGGACTTAACCTAGCATACTGTACGCTCGCTGTAGTTTGAAGTATAACGAAATTAGTTGAATCAGTATTTTTTGCATAAAAGTAAAATACTCCACTTTCCGCGTTATCTACTAATTCTTGATTATCAGATGTTGTTATAGTTGCTCTAGTTAGCCCTTGTGATGGGGTTCCTGTTGTTAAACTATCTGTTACTGAAAAACTTATCTCGTCACTAAATGTGGTTGAATCTGTTAATGTTAATGTTGGTACTAAAGTTCCCATATCTTTTATTTTTTTATAATTGTCTTATTCACTATTTTATTATTACACATTATTTGTAAATTGTAAGTCCCAGGACTCAATCTGGATACATCTAACGTGTTTGTATTTGTTTTACGTATAACGACATCCCCTAGGATATTATAAATCGTTACGTCAACATTTTTATTTATGTTAATTGTTTCATCTACCGGATTAGGGTAAACTACTATATTCTCTTCTACGTCTCTTGATAATACAGGACCTGTCCAACTATTAGAACAATAGTCATAAGTTGATTGACATATTTCATCCCAAGCGTTCTCACAGCAGTAATCATCTACGCTGATTACCCAGGCGTAACAAGGGTTATTGAGCCAATAAGGATTACCCGCACCAGTGATACAACCAGCATCATATAAGCAAGAAGCAGAGTCATTAACATTAGCCGTAACATCATAGTTGTACGCAGACTGGTCCATACATCCTTCAACCACAGCCACACACGAACCATTGTCAGTATTAGCTGTCGAATCATAATTAAGAGCGGTACTATCAGTGCAACCGTAAATATAAGAAATACAGCTAAAATCTTCTGTGTTAGCTTGTGGGTTATAGTTAAGCATACTAGGGTCAGTACAGCCATAAATATAAGGGACGCAAGAGTTGTTATCGACATTTGCTAAGGGATTATAATTAAACATTGTGCTGTCTGTACATCCATATATTGGAAGTATACAGCTAAAATCATCTGTGTTACAACTATCGCAATAATTTAATGCAATAGGGTTTGTACAACCTAATATTATCGGTACACAACTTCCGTTATCCACATTTGCTAATGGATCGTAATTAAAAGCCGTACTATCCATGCAACCGTAAATAGGAAGTATACAAGAAAAATCGTCTGTATTAGCAAATGGATCGTAGTTTATAGCTATAGGATTAGTACAACCGTAAATATAAGGTATACACGTGTTGTTATCTGTATTGGCAAACGGATCGTAATTCCACATAGTAGAATCTATACAACCGTATAAGTACGGTATACAACTACCGTTATCTGTATTTGCTAAAGGATCGTAGTTAAACATCATAGCATCTATACAGCCATAAACTACGGGTATGCAAGAACTATCATTAGTATTAGCTAATGGGTCATAATTAAAAGCAGTTATATCAGTACATCCATATATAAACGGAATACACGAATTGTTACTTGTGTTAGCCAAAGGATTATAGTTAAACGCTAACATATCTATACAACCAAATACTATTGGTATACATGAGCTATCACTAGTATTTGCCGCTGGATTGTAATTAAACATAGTGTCATCCATACAACCATATATTACCGGAACACAAGCAGACGAGTCATTGGTATTTGCTGATGGATTAAAATTAAATGCTGTAGAATCCATACAACCTATTACAATTGCTACGCAACTACCATCATCAACATTAGCAAGAGAATCATAATTAAACGCTAGCGTATTAGTACATCCAAATACTTTTGCTATACATATATCTGGCATGTTTGCTGTTGAATCATAATTCAAAGCGGTTGAATCCATACATCCAAATACTCCATCAGTACAATAATCGCCGCAATAAGGAACTCCATTATACCTATAAGGAAATTGAAGTATTGGATCTGTCCAAGCGTTTGTACCACCTGATATTGTTGTATCTCCTTCTGGTCCTATTAAATAAAAACCACACTGACTAGCTGTTGTTGCAGCGTTACCTGGAGAAAAGAACATTACCTCAACAGGACTTAAAGCACTTAAACTAATAGTAAATGATTCTGAATAACCATCATTTGGTCCCATTTGAAATGGACCTAAAGCTATTGAATCTTGTAATAATCCTAACCAGCTACCAAACCATCCATCTTCAGCTTCATCTGTTATAACAAGTGTATATTGACACTGTGGAATAACTTGCATTTTATTAGCTAAAGAATCATAATCTGGCGACGTTGAATCTATACAACCTAATATTACTGGTGTAACGCAAGAACTATCGCTTACGTTTGCTTGAGGATTATATTCTAAATAATTAGGATCTGTACAACCATAAATCATATTAGGTACGCAAGGCGCTACCGTATATTGAGCGGTTGTATCATTGCCAAAATTAGCATCACCAGGTATTATTGATAATATAGTATCACCGCATAATGTTTGGACCAACGCTGTACCATCAACTCCACCATAACACGATCCACACAAACCATCTCCAAATGAATCATATAAAGTAAATTCTATAACCGTGCCATTAGGTATACAAGTTTCAGTTATTACTGGAATTCCAACTTGACTATATGGTGGTGATGATGCTAATATTGCACCGCTTGTATCTTTTATTTCCCAAGATGTTTCTCCTGGATATGTATCTGGAATTACAGTTACTACTATATTAGATTCTCCTGCAACACAGTTTGCTGGTGGCATTTGACAACTCCCATCATCTACATTAGCCCATGGATTATAGTTTATAGCAGTAGGATCTGTGCAACCAGGTATACACTCTTGTGTTGTCACTACTAGCGTATCTGTTAAGCTTGAATCAGCTAACATACCTAAGAAATAGTATGTTGTATTGTTTTGAGAATTACTAAATATAACTCCTGTATTAGACCAATTTGAAGGATAAGGATACCAAGTGTTACCCAGTGTATTGGGATCTGTTGTCCTAGTATAATACGCCATTCTACAACTAGGATTTGGCATATTCGTCCATCTATAATGAACTTTGTTTTGCGTTCCTTGGCAATAGTTTAATACGTAGAATGTATCTAATCCGTTACACGGTGGGTAAATACAGGAACCATCATCGAAACTTGCTAATGAATCATAATTTAAAGCCATCACGTCTAAACAACCGCCATAAGGAGGTGGACAAGGCATTATGTTTACAGTTGTATCTCTTAAAAAGAAACTAAGTCCTTGCAACTGCCAATCAATCATCATTCCTTGACAAGTGTTCTCCATCTTAAACCAAGATGGTAAATTTGAAGTCCAACCATCACCATAATTATCTGTTAACGATACAGTATAATTACCGGATTGTAATTGTATAGTTGTATCTAAATATTCATAAGACACTGTTGGTTGATGATAAAATACTTGTTGCCCAGAACTATCATTAACCATAAAGAAATTAGATTCCTGAACTCCATAGAAATCATATTGCACTTTAAAGTTTACCCAGGTGTTTTGTCCAAGTAATGATAATGGTAGTAATAATAGTAATAATAAATTTTTCATATTAAAAAGCGCTCATTATAATTTCGTCAACAACTTCTTGTACTTCTTCTTTAGTTGCGGCCATTTTAAAACTTAAATCCGCTTGGAATCTTTTAACCTCTTCACCGTTAAAAACGATGATAGTAGGTACAACTATGATTCCATATTCTTTTTGCCAAGTACCTTCATCTATACTTATTTTCTTAACACCACAATCTGTTAATTTATTTAAGTAATCAACCCCATTAGATTCATTCCAACCAGCATTAAATTCAACTACACAAATTTCCTCATCACAAGGATTTTGACCAAAAGCACCTCCACAAATCAACACAAATATTAATATTAGCATATAGGTAGCGAAAACTCTCCAGGTAGTATCTATTTTTTCCATTTATTCATAAATTTTATCCTCTATCTTTTCTAGAGTTTTCTTAATTTCTTTAACATCCTCTTGAGTGGTGATAATGGTTTGTCGTATCATTTGATCTTTCATATCAAACTCCATTCTAGTGACCTCGGCTGGTGGTGGCACTGGTAATTCTTTCGCTTCCGCAATATCCGCTTGTAATGCGAACCACATACCTACAATCGTTGTGATAGCGGCTCCTATTGCTACTAGTGTTTTTATACTGACTGTAAAACCAGTATCTTCATTTAGTTCTTTTGCCATTCTTTGATTTTTTTCTACTTCCCCCTATTTTAGGAAAAAAAGGATTAGTAAGTCCAGTTGTTTTTTTCTCAGTCCCATCAGTCGGGCCCATTGTAAAAACCATTGGTCTTGTTTTTACTGCAGATTGTTTTTCTATGTTTTCTGTTTCTGTTTTTTCGTACATTTTTTGTCTAGCCACTGGGTTTTCAAATCCCAATGGATTACCCATCTCAAACTTTACTACATCCGTTTCTTTTTCTCTAGGTCCAAGACCTTCTTTTTTAGTTAAGTCTACTTTTAACGGAGATTTCCTCCGCCTTTTACCGTGCATATATCTTCTTTTACATTTTATCATACCTTAAAAGATTACATAATTTACTCCACACTTAAAGTCGTACCACTCTCTATTCCAATACTTATTATATTTACCCTCTACAAACGTCCCCAAATGTTTATTTATTTTGTATCCAAATATCATTCCACCTGAATAATCATACCATTGATCACCGTTATTATAATTATGATAAGAGAAAGTTCCACCATCATCATAATGCCAAGGTATTAAATTTAACCAAGTGTGTAGCCAAAAGTTTTTCTTATAATAATAATAATCTAAACCTATTACTAACGATTGTTGCATTTGCCTATCTAACTCATTTCTTTTTTTCTCAGTATAATCAGATAACATTTGTGGTATAACAACTTCCTCCCAAACTTCTGGACTCGTAGCAACAACTTCTCCAGATGGGTCTGTGTAAATAGAATTATACACGTCTACATTGTAACCCTCTTGTAAAGCTAGATATGTATAATGTATATCACCATTGTCTAACAACCATTCTGCTAGTGGATCATAACCATACGGTTCTGACATTCTTTGAACAGCACCTATATTTAATGATAGCTTTCCTATCTTGTGTCTATATCTTTGTGATGTTTCGAAATATTCTATATCGGCAAAACCATCTTGTAAATATTCACCTTTAACTATATACCTATCAGCTACATACCTTATAAAGTGATGTTGATCTATGTAATCAACCCCTTCTTGTCTTTTAATATCTGTCTCAAATAAAAACTCTAAACCAGATACTTTACCTATATTAGCGCCATCAGACCAAGATGTTTCTGTACCATCATAAAATGTATTAGCTCTATTCTCATATCCGAATCTAGCAATCTTTCTAATACCAAAAGCTAAATTATAGTCAAATGGAGTTTTAATTGTCGATGTCTCTAATCCGTTCTTAACAGAGAATACGTCTACGTCTGATATAGAGGTTCCTCCACTAGCCGCGGCATAAAACGTTGCAAACTTAAAATATTTCTTTAAACCCTGTGAACAACAGTCTTTTGGAGTTGCACAAGCCGTGATAACTATTAATAATAGTAGTATTAGTTTTTTCATATTAATCGTGATAATAACAATAACCTGATTTATTACTTGTTTGCATTTTACATCTTTTACCGTCTTTTTTGACCTTCTTACATTGAACTTTCTTACCATCTTTTCTACCTTCTACCTTTTCATGTATAGTACATCTTTGTCCCGCTTTGTCAACAGGGTTTTTACATCTAACACCTTTACTACTAACTCTACTACATGTTGGGTTTTGTAATAAACCTTTTTTCTCTAATATTTTTTCTTGTTCAATTTGTTTATTTAATTGCTTTTGTTTTTCCCTAATCTTTTCAGATTCTTTTTTCTCTTTTTGTATCTTTTTTTCTTCTTTTGTTTTTGGCTTTTTCTTTTCTATAGCTCCAACGTCCCACTTACTCCAACCTAATAACATCATAACCCTTTGCCAAGCTTCGTTTTGTTTATCTAAAGCCCCTTGAATATTTTGAACTTTACGAAGAGCTCTATTTACAGGTACATTTGTTATAGCCTCTATAGCTTGAGTACTAGCTTCTATGCCTTTTGTATTGTCTAAACTTAAACCTTTTTCTTTTATTTCTTTTCTATTGTAATTATAAGTATTTCCAGCTCCATCTAGTTTAGTAATTTTAGAACCTATAGTTGGCGATATATTTAATAATGCCTCTCCAACTTCATCATAATCTGCTCTAAAGCCTTTTTCATTTTCATCTATAAATTTAAGCACAGCATTTTTAACACCAGATAATACAGCGCCTTGTATACCCATACCTCTTAAAAAAGAATCTGTCATCGTGTTTATTGTTCTAACTTTTTTCTCAGTAATCTTTTCTTCATCATCGCTATTAGCCATTAAAGCGAATAATCCAGATTGTAATCCTGCAAATATTAAAGATTGAATAGCACCATAATAAGCTATCTTACTCATCTTATTAGTAAAAGAATTTTCTCCAAAAGCACCTTCATATCTACCTTTAGATAAATCTAACATTTCTTTTAACATAATTCTATTCATCTGTAAAGGTGTATTTGAAAATGGTAATATTAATCTACCTTCAAATGACGTTTGCTGTTTAGATAATAGATCGGCTCTTGATGATTGCTGTGTTCTTTCGGCTATCGCTTGAAAATCTTGCCAAGCTTTTTTCTCCGCGGTTTTAACATCGAGCCCTTGTTTTTCATACATTCTAATTCTATTACGATAGTATGTAGCACCACCAGCTGATATTGCAAAACTATCTGCAATTTTTGTAGGAATATAACCTTGTTTTAATATCCAAGCTAAAGCTCTTTTAGCTTTATTACCTTTACCTTCTGCAGCTGCGGCAAGTTCAGCTTCCGTAACATTTATCTTTAATCCAGCACGTCTTTGTTTTAACATATCAGAGTTCATTATAAACATAAAGTCTTTCCAATATTGTTTTTGATTAGCAAATGCTCTACTAGCAGCTAAAGGATTATTTTCAGCGTGATTAATAAAGTTAACAGTAGATATCAACTGTAGTGTTGCAGATCTAGTATTTAAGTTCATTATTGCACCAACAGATCCATTTAGATAATTCATTATTTGATTACCTATTCTACCCATATCTCTACCTCTAGTTCTACCCGTCTCCATTCTATTTAACATATCTTCCATGGACTCCCTCCATCTTGTACCTAACTTCGATTCCATTTTGTTGAGATTAGTTTCGGAAAATATTTCATTTTTAGCCTCTATCCAATCATTAATGTATTTAGCTCTATCAACAGTCCTTCCAGTTTCACTGACTTCAGATGCTAAAGTTTCTGCCCACCATTCAGCTTTTGGTTCTTTGAGACCAGTTTCTATTTTAGTTAATCTAGTAATATTTTCAGCGTAATCTAATAACTTAGGATCACTCTTAACGTGTTCAACTAATCTTGTTTCTGATGATTTTGCTAAATCAGGAATTTTAAAACCATTTTTATTCCAAATGTAAACTCTTATCGCTTGATCATTAGTAAAGTTAGTACCTTCAACAGCTTTATCTAATCTTTTAACAACATCTTTGTTCATCTTACGTAATGACATGTAGTCATTAAGTATAGTTTGTCTAGCAGTGTTTAAATCGTTAACACCTCTTTCCCAAGGTTTAAGGAAGTTCTTTTCAAACCATTTTTTGTTTTTAATACCTTCTTTTCCTTTACCGTACAAAGGTTCTATTAATAGTTCTAAATCAGCGGCTGAATCAGGCATAAATATTCTTCTTCTTTTTATATCTACGCCTCTTACTTTAGCCTCTGCTTTGGTAAATATTTTTCCAGCTTCTACTCCTAGCGAGCCTTCCATAATCTTATTAACATCACTATTTAATTTGTCCTTACTAAATTGCATAGCTTGTTGAACTTTAGATTTAACATCTAATTGATCTAAAACATTCTTAACTTCTTTTACATTGGCAATAGCATCATCAGCAAAATAGAAATCATTATATCCTTCTTCAAACCTTTTTAACATCCATAATGCTTTAGCTTGAGCCGTGCTATTACCTAGTCCAGTTATATTTTCTAAAGGTATATCTAGTCCTTGTGATTTCAAAAACTGTCTTATGTGTGGTGCGGCTTCGGGTGGTCTAGCTGTTAAGATATAATTATGTTCATTACCAAACTTATTAACTCTCTTTACAGCCTTATTAAAGAAAGGCCCTTTTTCTCCCTTTGTAATAACATTAAATTCTACGAAATCAAATTTACCTCCTTTACCTAGTATATCACCACCTTCTATAGCAAACTCTTCCGCTGTTAGTCTACGATTTTCATAACCTTTAGTAAACGCATCTAACTTCGTTACAAGGTCAGCTGGCATAAGATCACCTATTTTGAGATTGTCTGTTTTAACTTCTGCAAAATTATTACCAAATAGCTTCCTAAAACCTTCTTTATTACTCTGTACTTTTTCATGATTTCTAATTACTATTTTATCTTTTAACGTTCGTTCTTTTCTCTCTCTATTTCTAGCTAAAGCTGTTTCTAAAGATGTTTCTACAAAAACCATTTGTACGTCATATCCTTTATCTTTGAATTCTTTAACTTGCTTCTCCATTACTTTCATAGATCCGCCAGTACCATCAACAATTATACCATCTCCCTTACCTTGAAACTTCATCTGCTTACGAGCGGCAATTTTTCTAGCTTCCCATTGTAATTTACCTAATTTAGATAATTGTTCTGGCGTAAGATCTTTCATATTTTCTGGTAATCCAGAATTCTTTTTTAACCATTCTAATGATATATCTTGATTAACAATCTTAAATCCTTGTTTTTCTAAACCTAATTGTTTAACAACATTTGATTTTCCACTACCAGCTCCACCCGCTAAGAATATAACTTTTCTACCAGGTTTTGGCGCTCCTTCCGGATTAGGTATTCTAGCTCTAACTCCAGATTTACTTCTAATTAACGTGTCATCTAAATCCCAAACACTAATACCTCTTCTTTCTTTATTTAACTTTCTACCTAATTCTAGAGCTCTATCTATAGCGCGTGAATTTTCAGCGGCTTGTTTAATGTCTTTAGATTCTAATATACCGATTTGTTTAGCCGTAGCATTATGTTGTCTTAATATCTTCTGCGTATTTGCTTTAATTCTTTTCCAATTAGCTGCTTGAATTTCTCCGTGTATTTCACCAGTATAAATATTCCTTGTAGCATGTGACGGTCCAGCTCCAGTATATATACTATACCATCTTTTTGGAGGTTTGTCACCTATCTTATAATCAAAGTTCATTCGGTCTTTAAATAATCTACCAATATTATTATTGAAATCACGATGAATAATACCAACCTCATAACCTTCTCTTAACTTCTTTAAATCAACTTTATTCCCATTGAAAAAATGATCAGCTAAAATTAACGCTATATCTTTTGCCGGTTGTCCATGTTCATATTCCCAAAACTTCTTACCACTAGCATCGTATAACCGTGTGGTTGGAGGGTTAACTGGTAAATACGTAAGTAATGCAGAAGACCTTAGAGATGTTTTCATATTACCTAAAAATCCTGACGTCAACATTGCATACTCATTTTTACTATATGGCGTATTACTACTTTTTACCAAATCAGATGCGATCTCAAAAGTTTCTATCATTTGCTCCCAATGAAAATCTGCATTCTCTTTTCTCATGGCCTTTTCTTTCTCAGATATATTACCCTCAACCATTTCTTTAGTAGTCTTTTGTTTACCGTCATATACAGAACTTTCAGGCATTTTATGAAATCTACTCTTACCATCTTTAAATATTAATTCAATTCTAGGTGGTAAACCTTTTGAAACATTAGCTTTATGTCTTTTGTAATCTACAAGTTTTGGGTGTACTGCCGATAAATAATCTCCAACAAGATCACCAGCCCAAACTCCTTGTTTTAATAATTTATTTACTTTATCTGTTTTTGATCTGAAATATACCATAGATCTAGAAAAACCGATATCACCATTCTCTACATGTCCTTTAGTTCTAATAGCATCAACGACAGCTTGATCTCTTACAGCTTCTTTTTGTTTAGGGTTTAAATCCTCAAACTTTTTACCATATTTTTTTACAGCTAAATTTTCTTTTTTTATCGAAAGATTATCTCTATTAAATTCTGCGTATTGTTTTCTTTGGGGGATATTTCTATGAAGTGCGGTATTATCATTGGTTCCAAAAAATTTCTTTACCGCAATATTATCTTTAGCTATATCTGTACTAACAATATACTCTTCTATAGTTTGGAATTTACTATCTCTTTTTTGTTCTTTATATCTTCCATCTATTTCAAACCACGGTTTTAGCAATTTGTGATATTCTTTTACTATACCTTTTTTCAAAGATTTTAGTCCATCTTTAGTTTTTATACCTGCTGGATAAGCTATATCAAAAGCAACACTTATACCTTCTGGTGTAGCACCTTTCTCGTATATTTTATTTAAAAATTCCGGTCTATTTGCATAAAAATAATCTTGAGTTTCTCTAGAACTTTTCTCAAGTACATCTTTTGCAAATTGTATATCTGGGTTTCTTTCTAATTGTTTACCTATTACTTCTAATTCGTTTTCTACAGTTTTTCTTTTTAACAATGAATTTACCTCAGCTCTCTTACTAATAACCGCCGGGTTTCTAAGAGCATCGAATGTAGCATCAAAAGCCCATTCAACACCAATTTCCTCTGCTAAAGCTGTCTTGCGAGTACCTTTAGATGACGATGGAGATTTAGTACCTACACCCATGAAGAATTGTATAAATTGTTCTAGTGTAGGATCTTTATATCTCCACAAAGTATTACCAGCGTTTAAATTAGTACCTTTAGGTATTCTTCCTTCTTCTATAGCCCTTTTAGTTTGCTTACGACTCATGCTTTCAATCTCAACTTCTGTAAAAATTCTCTCATCTCTAGGTTGTCTTCTTTCAAATCTAACCCAAGTTTTTTGTGGAATATGACGTCTTAATTTATAGAATTTTTCTAAAAACTTAATATATTCAGGACCAGTACCCATTGTATTTTTAATTGGGATCATGAGCTCTCTTCTAAAATCTTTTTGTAAAGCGGGCTTTAATTTTTCCGATGTTATTTCTGGAAGTTTACCACTCCAAGTTCTTATAACAACATCTTTAACATTATCAAATAATTCTTTTTTATCACCAAATTCTTTTTCAAATTCTTTTTTAAAAGTTCTTTCAGCTTCTAGTTTTTTTCTAGCTTCTCTCTCTTGTTTTGCTATTAATATTTCTTCTGGAGTTTTAGTTAAGTCAGCTCCATAATCTTTTGGAATTCCACCTTTATCTTCTTTTCGTCCTTCTGTATCTTTTGCGAATTTTTCTTTTTCATATTTATCAAGAATACCAGGTTTTTTCTTACTGACCATAAGGTTCATGTAAGCGGATAAGTTATCATTTAAAGTTGGGTCAAATTTCATAAACCACTCTTTAACCTCGCCTTTAACATCTTCTACGAATTTTTCTTTAGATTTACCAAACACGTTCTCACCGCTAATTGGGGTTTTCCCTCCCAATATTACACCGTCTAATAATCCCTTTACACCTATTGCTTTATCTCCAAATAATTTCAAATACGCGTCACTCATATTTTCTCTTTGCCACTCTGCTTTCGTAAGTCTTTTAAGTTCTGCGACTGGAGTTTCATTTACCCTAGCTTCGTAAGCAGCGTCATTTTCCCCTGGGTTTCTTTCTGGCTTTTTATAACCTAATCTTTTTATTTGTTGTTCTTCTACTCTTAACTGTATATCTTTTGCTTGTTGTACTGGGCCTTCACCCTTTTCCATTTTAGGCCCTTCTTTACCAAGTTCAACAGCTCCTTCTACAACTTGACCTTCTTTACTACTCTTATGAAAGTCTCTCATCATATTGTAAAGATCTTTCCCAGTTTCTGTAGAATATTTTTTACCCCGTCTCCAATTTTGATACGCTGGTACTTTTCTAACAAAAGGCATTACAAAATCCGAAAGTATTTCACCAGTAGTTTTACTGTACTTGATTTGCTCACGAGTCAAAGCATCGAAATATGTATTTAAATATTCTTCGTAATATTGTTCTTTAGGTTTTTCTTTACCATTTGAATCGTACTTATAATTAATATCAACTCTTTTATTTATAATCTCATAAGCTCTAGGATCTTTTGCTTTTATTATATCTCTAAAAGATTCAATAACATTTATACCCGCTTCTGTTAATATACCTTCTTTATTTTTTAATGAATTTCTTAATACTCGATGTATAACCTCGTGCATAGCTGTACCAGGATTCATATTACGATTAGATACTTCTTTATTTATAAATATCTGATCAGTATACCTGTCATAAAAACCTTCACTTTGCTTAGCTACTTTCATAGCTTGCTCTATAGTTTTTAAACTCGCGTCTCTTTGCATTAATTTTTCAGCATAACGCATTATACCCATAACTTCATACCTACCATCAGCTTCTAATCGCCCACTATAAACCTTCATTAAATCGTTATATTGCTTAGCTTTTCTTTTTACTTCGGCTTTATAGTTAGCGTAATCATTACCCATCTTCTCGTTTAGAGCTTCTTTTTTAGCTTCTAAAGCTTTTATTTTATTTTTATTTATTCCTTCAGATGCTGGATTTTCTTTTATTTGCTCCTTTAAAGATTTAATTTCACTAGTGATATCTTGGTAATCTAACATGTCCTTAAAGGTCTTGGCCTTTGCTGGTCCATATATTCTTTCTCCTTCTATTAAATCACTAACACCTTTGTACGCTTCTCTTTGAGCGTCCAATACTTCTAATTGCTCTACAGAAGATCCTCTTTGTTTTAATTTTGCTTTAATAAAGTTGTATTCATATTCAGTTAATTCAGCAAATTTTTGAGCTTCTTTCGTTGTTAATTTTTGACCTGAAATAATTTTATTACCCAATGTAGATGTGTTCATTATACCACTTACGTAAACGTTATGTTCTTTAGCCATTTTTTTAGCTTGAGCAATATCATTATACGTGTGTAATTCTTCCGCTGCCGCCTCTATTTTTTTAACCTCAGTCTCGTTCTTAGCTTTAGATATTAAAACCTCTTTGGTTTTCTCTATCACTTCTGGGTCTGAACCTTCTTTTATACCCATTAATTTAGCGGCTTTTCTTGTGTATTTAGTAGATCCCTTCATGGCTAAAATATCAGTTCTCATAGCCTCTGCAGTAGTACCCAAAGCGCCAAATGGGTTTTGACTTTTTGGTATCGTACCAAGCATTCTCATGCCAATATAAGTTTTTGCCATGTGGCCAAAGCCAAATATTTCATCATACTCTTGTTGAGCCATTTTAGTAGCTTGCTCATCAGTATAAATCGGGTTTCCATTATCATCAACTTCGTCAAGATACTTTTTCTTTACATTATCAACATTGTAAAAACCCCCGTGTTCACTTCGTAATTGATCAAGATTTGATTGAACAAAATTAGCAAACATAAAACTACCTGTACCAGCACTAGCACCTACAACACCTTGAGTCCATCTTGCTGTAGTTGTTGGGAATGGATTAAATGCACTAATTTGAGCCATTTTTGTTCCAAACCAACCCTTATTCATTCTAGCCCAATCTCTTGTAACACCTTTAGCTATAGAATTACCAGCTCCTAAAGCTGCTGCAAACGTTGGGGTAAAATCACCCGTTTCAGTATTTATAACAAATGGATGCGCTTCCAATCCAAACAATGGAGATGTTATTTCTTTTCTAACTATATCTGCTCCAGCTAACACCGCGGTTTCTTTCGCTGCGCTTACTCCTAATGCACCAAGTCTAGTTTTTTCTGCTGCTTTTACAATATCACTTGTTTTTTTAGCTGCGTTTGCAGCGTAAAGATTTATAAAGTTTCTATATGTTCTACTTTTACTTTTAGCTTTGCCCATCGCAGCAAGTCTACCTGCAAAACGCGATACCGCTGCTCCACCAACTTTCTTAGTTACAGCAACTTCTGCCATTAATGGTAGTAAATCTCTAGTTACCTCTGTCCCACCTTCTACTAAATTTCTAATAGGATATCCTTTAGGCGCAATACCTTTTAATATATGTCCAAATAAAATAGAATCATCAGGTCTTTCTACACTACTCATAGACCTTATATTATTTAAATCTTTAATATTATTAAACGCTTCTACATACTCGTCATTTGTTGTTACACCAAAAGCAGGTGCAATAAATTTTTCTTTAATAATATTTTCTTCTTCTAACGCGCTAGGATCCATATTTATTTGCAACGCCCTATTCATTGCTTTGAATTGCATTAGCTTTTGATTAAACTCTTTCGCGTACCGCGAATTACCAGGGAGCTTTTTTAAGCCAGCTACTAAATCACCTTGTTCAGCTATTAATTTTGCCGCTTGTTTTGTTTCAGCAAAGTTACCAGTAAGTAAATCTACGCCTTTTTGCAACAAACCAGCTGCACCCATGATATTTTGATCGTCAGCTTCGTTGATTATATTAGACATACCAACTAAATCAAAATACGCGTCTTTATACATGCGTTGTACGGTTGTTGGGGTATACTGTTTTGCTGTCATCTGCGCTGTTTCTTCTACATCTTCCTCTACGTAACCTATAAGTTTACCCGTCTCTCTATCTTCAAGTTTTACATAACCCTTTTCTTTAGCTAGTTTATCCGCCTCTTCATGCTTACCAGCGTCTTGTAATGCTATTATATCTTGGTCGTATTCTAATCCATAACCAGCGTTTCTACCATTTTGCTCAATATCAATTTGTTGTTGCTCAAGGTTTACTGTCCCATCATCATTTTGATAATTTAAAATTGATTCTTGAATCGCGTTATTTTTCTTTTCGTTTTGAAAATAATTTATTGAAGCATCTATATCTGCGTCTAATATTTTAAAATCAATTTCTCCAGTAGCGGTATTTATTCCAACACCTGGAAATTTTCCTGAAAATTTCATTTGTAAAGCTAATGCTTTTTTTGCGTCAGCGCCGCTACTTGGAACACCAGCAAGCGCAGCATCCTTCAAACTAGGCATTATTAGATTAAAATAAGATGATTCAATCGAATCTTGATCATATAAATTATGCCCATGTTTTTCCGCTGTGTCTTTATATTTCTTATTTTTTTCCTCTGCAGATAAACCATCATCCACTTCTCCCTCTTCATCTTTCGGAAAATACTCACGCCATAATTCTGATCCTTTTTTAAACAATTGATAAGTAGGATTCATATCTATAGCCGCGTTAATCATAGCATTTTTACTAGCAATTTTTGCTTCTTCTTCTAATTTTTTATTTTTTTCTTTTTCTTCTTCCTCTTTAGCTAATGATACTTTTTCTGCTTCCTCCTTCATAGTCCACGGTTTTTTCTCGGCTCTAGTTTTAAAAGCATAAGGTTTTACTTCTTCAGTTTCAGCTTGAACTTCGGTTTCAGCAGTTTTAGTTTGGGTGTCGGCTTTAGCTTGGGCATCAGCTTTAGCCTGCGCTTCTTTTAACTGTTGAGCACGTGTATTTAAAAGAGACATAATCTGCTGTTTGGTAAACCCTTGAGATCTACCATAACTTATAATTTCTTTAGCTTGTAATTCTGTCATAAACTATAATTTCTAGCCCGTGATTAATCCTTTATCAATCCCTTCTTGAATAATATCCTCAGCTTCAAACTCTGGTTTATTCCATGTTTTTGTTTCGTCGTTCCATGTTATACCCAATTCCTCCGCACAAGGTACACAACCACCTCTCTTCTCAAATGCAATTAAAGATTCATTAGCATTAGGTGTTGTTGCTTTTGTTCTCATTTCCTCCTGTTCCGCTAGGGTTGTTGGTTCACCGTTAGACTTTACGTAATAATGTTGACCGTATATAACTTTGTTATATTCTTTTTCTTCGTTTAAAGCCATATATCCAGCAGCAACATTTCTACTTACTTTAAAATCAAAATTAGGATGTTTAGGATCTGACAAGGCATCTATTAAATTAGTCATTTCATCTTCGCTTATAACACCGTTTCCATCAAGATCTAAACCCTCCTTGTCTTTACCAGTTATACCTAAACTATCGTATGTCGCATAAGTGTCTGTATTAGCATTATACAACATTGGATGTTGCCTTAAATTATCTCTAAGTGGTTCACTTGAACCCGTTATTTTCCCGTCATAATATACAGACGCTATATTGTCCTCGTTAATTACGTTTTCATAATTACCTTTTGAAACCGCCATATTAAAAGGCGCTCCGTCTTTTGCACCTGTTCTATAACCCTCCCAAGATCCAGATATCTTATCTCTCACACCTTTATCATAAGTCACACCAACATCATTAGCTTTAAGTGTATATAAATTTGATAATCTTTCATCTTTAGAACTTACAAAACCTACTCCAGGTATATCCCAACCAACTACACGTTGATTAGACTTTTCCAAAGCCGCAATCTCTTGTTCTAATGCCATCTGTTCATCTGGTCCAGCGGTTGATAATTGTGCGGTTAACTCTTCGATTTCCGCATCGTTTTTCATTCTAGAAGTTATATTATCTTTACTTAAACCGCTTAAGATCTTCTTATTTTCTATACCAGTTTCGGAGTTGTCATAAAGTGATGCTTCTAATTTCCCGGATTTCATCAAACCTGCTGTTTCTACTGCACTAGCCAAAACTTCGTTAGCTTCTTTCCATTGTGCGGCCATTTCTCTTAATTTAACAGTTGCCTCTCTTCTACATCTATTTCCCTCTTGACCAGTTGGGCAAGAATCGTGATCTACTTTTATATCTTCAGCTAAATCATGCGCTTGGTTCCAAGCCTCCATAGGTAGACCTTGGTCCTCAATGTATTGGGTCAAGTTAGCTTCCCACGCAGCATCGTAACCTTTAACCAGATCTTCTTGCTCTTGTTTTAGTTTCTCTTCTTCAGCTAATTTCGCTTGATGGATTTCACCCGCTTTAGTAGCTATTTCCTTAACACCTTCGGTCACGCCTTTGATTGCCTCGTCCATACCAGTACCTATTATATCCTGGTGTGATTTTGCTGCTTGACCAGCTCCATATATTAATTGTCCTTCTAAACCTGTTGCCATATTATTTATTTTTATACATTTGGGGTTTGTATGCCAGTGCCACCGCCAGCGCCAGGCATTTTATTTGTCATTCCCATACTTATACCAGATGAAATACCTGACGCGATATCTCCCCAAGCAGCTGTTTGTTGAGCGCGTGCTTGTGCTGCCGCTTGATTATGCGCCGCTGTCTCTTGTTGTGACATACCCAATAATGTTTGTGTTCTTTCTTTCTCCCATTCACGAGACATGATTTCACCTTCAACTCTTTTTTGCTGTGCTGCTTGCTCACCTTGTTGAACTATTAATTCTCCTTGCGCTTGTAATTTTTGGTTAGCAGCTTCTTGCTGTCCAATTGATGCTGCAGCTTGTCTTGCTTGTAAACTACCTTGATTAGCCATTTGTTGTGCTAAAGCCGCTATACCAGATCCCCCAGCTGCACCAGCTAACCTATCCATTATATTTGCTCTTTGTTGCTCTTGTTGAGAGCGTTCGAACTCAGCTTGTTGTTGATTAACCGTTAAATCTTCATAAACGTTTTCAGCCATTTGATTTTGGAAATCAGCATAAGGATTACTCATATCTAACTGCTCATATTCACGTTTACGCCTATCCATTTCGGCTTTAGCTGCTTTGGCTTTTTTCTCAGCTTCTTTTCTTGCCTTTTTAGCACCAATCATTTTTGCTACACCAGCACCTACTTGGGCAACGCCAACAGCTATACCTGCTACTACAAAACTCATATCTTACTTATTTTTATTAATATATTCTTCATATTCTTCAAAAGTAAAAGAAACAATTTCTTTTTCTAATTTATCTATATCTTTAATGTTATTAGGATTCTTATGTATATTTACAAATATAGAATCTTCCATAGCGTAAATAACTCTTTTACTACCTGGCTTTGCCAATACATAACATGGAGATATAAATTCTTCTACGTCGTCTTCCGTTGCAACAGCTAAATGACCAGTTAATAAAAACCAAACATGTAGATGGTTATGTATAGCTCCTACTACTGCTGACCCAGCTTTCATATCCATTTGTCTTACGTATATCCCATCAGCAAAAGTGTGTTTTAACGGAAACTCATCACTATGAACAATAGTTTTACCGTCCCCGACAATATTTTCTCCATCAGCTTTAGATATTAAAGCATCTTGTAATATTTGAATTTCCTCTCTTTTACTAAGAGTTATTTCTTTTTTCATTTGATTATATTTAATTGTATTAATATAATCACATTTTTTAGCAATTATTTACTACTTTCAAATACATCCGCACCAACACTAAATAACTCAGCCTCTTCAGTTGAATTATTTACAAACTGTATGTTTGCATAATAACCTAATAAACCGCTTAAATTAACCTTATTGTCTTTGCTAAACATAATAAAATCATTTACCGATGGGAATGCTGATCCAGCTGGCTTAGGCGCCCAATCACATGTTATAGTATTGTTAATTCTATCTATAATTAATATTTCACCTATTTGTATTATATCACCATAATTAGAATGAGTATGTGTACCCAACGTGTTAGTGCTACTAGTATAATATGCTATATCTCCAACTTGAACAGAAACGTTTATAGCATGCGGAAATGATATTGTAATATTTGCCATTATTTATGTACTGTTATATAAATTGTTTTTACTTCACTATCTGTTGTACCATCATTAACTTTAAAATCAAAAGAATCTTCTCCAACAAATCCAACATTAGGAGTGTAAGTTATAGTACCGTCCCCCGCACCATACGAGCCTGTAATTTTACCATGAGCAGGTTCTCTAACTGTAGAAGGTGTTTTTCCAGAAACATTATCATCGTTATCATTTAACATTACATTAATATTTACCGCTGTTTCTTTAGCGGTTTCTACACGTTGATCGTACGCGTTTGGAGTTAAAGTAAATACATCATCGGTTGGAAGTGTAAACGTTACATCTCTAGAACCAAATCTTGTTAACGTTATATTATTAGTTAGCGTAGCTGAAGCAGAACCGCTATTAGATATAGTTGTCGAGTTCAAAAATGCTGTTTCATTATTTACTATATGTAACAAAGTAGATTTGTCTAAACTAATAGATTCACCAATTGTAATATTATTTAAATTAGTATCTACTGATGCAACAATAAATCTACTTTGTTCTCTAGAAAAGTTAATTTTTTGTTTATCGGGTATGTTTATATAAGGAGATATTTCTACTTCATTTTCACCTTTTATAGATGTTAAACGGCTGATACCCGCATCACCAGCACTAAGTCGCATGCCAACAACTAAATCTTTCGTGTTTGATAATCTTATTGTTCTACCGCCAACAGAAGAATTTTTAATAACCTCTACAGAACCAAATAATATCTCCATACCTTTATATAAATTTGTAACATCATTTAGTGGTATAATATTACTATTAACAACTTCTTGCGTTGTAATTCTGCTTAACAATGTACTATTTGTAAACATAGGTCTTGGCGCTTTTATATACACTTTAGCGCCACCTTTAGCCGCTGTTACGGTATAAGTTAATTCTCCATATAATTTTACATTATTAGTGCCACTATATAAACTCGTTGAATGTCTAGCATTAGTCTTTGTGTTAACTGTTTGGTAGGGTGGAGCTTGAAACGTAACATCATTACCACTGTATGTTACACCTGTAGCTGTACCAGTTGCTTTTGCAAAAGTAACCGTTGGATCTACACGTTGGTGTATAGTATACATTGGATCTGCTGTTGGTAAACTAGGATTAATTTTAGTTCCATCTCCAACTCTTAGATTTACTTTATACTTATTAGCGGTAGATGATCTAGGAAAATTTATAGAATAAGTATACTTACCAGATTCTCCTATTTGTATATTTTGTAAATCAACTACTGTATCATCATCTACATCAACTATATTTAACCAAAATCTAGCACCAGGATTACCACGGATAATTGCTGTTGCCTTTTCTCCGCTTGAAGATACGTTACTTTCAGAAACTTGATTTATAAGAGATTGATTATGAATAGATACTATCTCTAACCCATATAACTGTTTATTACCAATTATAGCGGAAACATCAACTGTAGATGACTTGATTGGTGCTGTTTTTACAGGGGCCTCTATATCAGCACCATAACTTCTATCAACATCAGTGTCTTCGCTAGGCGGAGCGTCTTCTCCTGCTTCATCTTCTCCAGTATCATCTCCAGCGTCACCATCATATCCACCATCGCCTTCATCTTCAGCCATGTCGTAAAATTTCCAATACCAAGGGTAAAATTGTTCTATCATAATTTATTATTTAAGCATAAGTACAACATCCAGTTGCGGTAGTATAATTATTTCCATTTGGATCAAAGGCAGCAGTACAATCGTAGCTAAATCCACTCCAATAATTAGTAGCTGTATTATCCATACAACCTCCATATATACAAGTATTATTATTTATGTGCGCGCCAGTATAATAATTCATAGCTTGGTCATCAGTACAACCAAACACGATTGGTACACAATGTGCCAAAGAAGTTGTCCAACCTCCAATTTCATTGACGTACGGATCAAATGTTACCTGTGTAACATCTGGACAACCAAGACGTTGACAGCACTCGGGATAAGTAAGTGTTCCTTTATAATAATAACTTGTAGCCGGAACCCATATATGCCCATTACCCACATACATGTGAAAATCTGGATCACCCGGAACAGAAGAATCGTAAACATGACCATTAATTTCTATTGAAGTTGGGGGATTCAAAGCTTGTAATTGCGGGAAAACACCGGGTTCTATACCAGCTGGTATTGGTGCTAGAATATTTTGTGCGATACCTTGTTGTTGGGCATAAGATGAGCCAACATTAAGCCCAACGTATATTACATTATTATGTTTAACTAATAATGTTGGTTTACAATTACCCCAATCGTCACAGGTTGTTGATCCCTGATAAGTTGTCGTAGCATCCCAAATTTGACTACCCGCGTCTATCCATTCTTGGTTATAATCGCCTTGTATTATATCTTCGCACTTACAACCCATGCCCGGTACGCTAGAGTTTCCACAATCATTACTATGATTTTGGGGTGTATATGGTCCAATTATATGATTTTGATGCGTTTGATAAGTGCTTGCTGTGGGAGCATTATGACAACATTCTGGATCACAAGAGCCATCATCAACAGTAGCATTTGGATCATAATTACTACTACAAGGTTTTGTACAACCATTTACCACTAATATACAACTACCATCATCAATCGTTGCAGTTGGATCATAATTCGTTGCACTTGGATTAGTACATCCTGATATTACGGTAGGAGCAGGAATAGTAATACCTGTGCTACACTGAGAAAGTATAGGATCTGAAAGTGTAGCGCCATCAAAAACAGTTTGTACTATCGTGTAACTACCTGGTGTAATATTAGAGAAAGGATTAGACCACGTCCACGATGTAGTCATTGCAAGATTAGCAAAAGCAATTGGTGATTGCGAATGAGTTTGTAGATATAACACTTCTGTTCCATCAGAACGTAATACTTTAGTTTGAGTAAGTAAATGCGAAGAAGTAGCACTAGGGAAAAGCACCGCAGGATCAAATGCTGTAGTGGCTATCGCGAGCGCCGTACCATCCCATGACCACGTAACTGGTTGCGTAACACAACTTGGGGTTGGAGTTGGGTACAAACAAGTTCCATCATCTGCATTAGCGCTAATATAATAGTTTAATGCTGTTGGGTCCATACAACCGTAAACTATAGGTATACACGAACCATCATCAATAGTAGCATTTGGATTATAATTTAGCATAGTTGGATCAGTACATCCAGAAACTGAATAAGTACAAGAACCATCATCATTTGTTGCTACTGGATTATAGTTAGTGGCTACTGGGTCTGTACAGCCGTATGCTATACTTACGCAACTACAGTTATCAATTTGTACCGCTGTGTAATAATTAAAAGCACTAGGATCTGTACATCCATATATTGTTGGTGGTTGTGGATCACCTAAACATAAAGATTCATATTGACCAAAAGGATATCCAGCTCCCCCACAACAACCTCCGGTAGGATTTGACAAAAGACTACCATTACCTTGCTCCATACAATCACACCACGTACTATATTGACCGCTTCCATCTCCAGGATCAATACAGCCATTAAGAGTACAATTATAAGATATAACTATACAACTACCATCATCAATTGTGGCTGTAGGATCGTAGTTAGTTGCTGTTACATCGGTACATCCATATATAGAACCACTAGGTCCACTTACCGCGCTAGCATTGCCTATACCTTGAACTGAAAACTCTCTAGTGTCTAAATTAGATAGATTGGTTGATTCACCTTTTACAGCGCTAAACCATTTACCCTCTTTACCTTTAAACTCTAATTGCTTAATATCTTGTAAATCTGTTTTTATATTATCTACATACCAACCAAATTTAGCTTCGTTATTATAATACTCCGCGTCTTGTAAATTTTGTGTTATTCTAGCTTGGCTACCTTCGTAATTTAATGTTCTAATACTTTTTACAGAACCTGGTAGATCGTTAAATAAAACGTTTACTATTGAGTTATGTTGATTGTCGTAAAAATTATTTCTACTTACGGTTTTATCGTGATGCCTCCATATATCACCAGCTTTAAATGTGTAATAATTATTATTTAAACTTTCTCCAATCTCAGGTATAAAACTCTTAAAACTTGTCCAACCTTTAGATTTTTCGCTAAAACTAATAGTTTTCGAATTGTCTACAGCATAAACAGATGAGGATTGCGTAGAAGATAAAGCGGGTCCAAGAACTGGGCCACCTGAACCTTGTTGGTTGGGTAAAGTATTTTGCGGTATAACAGTTTGTATATCTACTAATGTTAGATTATATGTTGATTTTTTATCATCATAGCTACCTATTAATTGTTGACTTGTTCTTAAGTTATCAGCAAACCAATCTTTCATACCGACTTCAGATATAGGTGTTAACCCATCTCTTGATAATCTCATAACAGCACCTCTTTGTTTATCTGTAAAATACGCTCTAAATGATTCTGACACAAATGATTCTGGATTTTTAGATATACCAAATTCACCTGCAAACGGTGTTGTTTGTCCCAATACGTTTTCAGTAGCTGTTAAATTAGCGTTACCATCAGCATTAAATAAAGCATCTTTATTTGCTAATACTTTTAAAACTTTATCTTCACATAATGTTATTAAATCAGTATCTCTTTGATGTAGTTTTTGTATACTACCATAAGACGGATTTAAGTCTTTTGTTATTTTCTCCGCCTGTATAAATTGATTTAAATTATTTATACCACTTGTAGAATTGTATATTCCTGACCATATAAACCCACTACCTCTTCTTTCTTCTAAATAAGGTTCATCCAATGTTGTGGACGCTTTAGAACCGTTATCTATTTTAACTTGATTAAAATCATCTCGTATTCTATCTGACTCTACACCATTACCAAATGAATAGCAATTGTGCCAAGGTAATGTCACGGTACGATTATGAACATCTCTTCTTACGGTATATTCAGCTCCATTAATATTTGTTGCATCACCTATTAAAGCCGAAGTTTTACTACCATCAGGTCTTCTAAAGACTAGATGATCTTCTGGCATAATATGCTCATTAGGCCAATTACTATTATTATTAAATAAATTACCAGCCTCATCTTCCAATGTGACAATATTATCATTCCACGATTTAACTCTTATAGGTGGGGTCCAATTAGCACCATGTTGTCCTAGCGGAATATTACCAGCTGGTGTTGGATCTGTCCCAGTAGTAAAACCACCATTAGAAGAATCCCAAGTCTCATTATTACTATACCAACTCGTGTTAGTAGATCTCCAACATTCTACTACAGATCCTATTGGCGCAAATAATTCGTTTGTTTTATTATTTATTTCTACAGGATATATCTGTCCAACTTCGTAATATATATCTAAACCAATATCTTCTTTAGGTTCTGTTTCCCATATAGCTGGATTGGTACTAGCATTTTCTAAATCTGCACCTCTAACGAGAGGTTCTATTATTTCTAATGTTACTTCACCTGCTTGATTAAACCAAGCTCCAGGATTTGTCTCTGCGTTATCTTTGTATTTACGACTTCCACCGTGTCCATCTTGTCTTATACCAGGAGCTTTTGTTGTTGGGGCTGTAGTTTTCCAAGATCCAATAGCAACGTTATTAGAACTTGCATAAGTTGCGTCTGCATAAAAAGCGTCAGAAGCCCAAGTCCAAGTTCCACCAGCGTCCTCACAACCTTGTTCATCATTGTCATGAGCTGAGTTAGGACTACAGGTACCTTTTTCAGCTAAATTAACACCGTCACTATCAAACCAACCTACAGTTCCAGGATCGTTAACTGGTGAGTATTGAGCATTGTGCTTGCCCCCAGTGGCACCCATTGGTTGACCATCTGCTAATCTTTCAAATTCAACGTGAAATCTATTTCTATGAGCGTATTGAAAGAAAAAGCCCTTAACCCTTGGATATGCCGGATTACCATACCAATCATAAAAATTATACAAGTGTTTACCAAAATTTAACCCTGCGTTAGGATTTGGTTGCCAAGTCGCTTTTGTAATGTAAATATGTTGATCTGGATCTTCTCTCCATCTAAATAACGTTCCAGGAGCTGTTAATTTACTTATAAAACTTACTTCATCAATTTGTGTATTGTCAAACATATTTCGAATACCATCCCAATCAGATCCCGAGTTATCCCAATCGTTACAACTCCATAGCGCCCGCTCGCCAGGTCTATGCCAGGATAAATGCATGTTATATCCATTGTTATAAATACCACGGCCATTATTATTTTCAGGATAGAATGGGGAAGTCCAAGAATGATGTAATTCTACTTCACCACAAGCTTGACCTTGATAGACGGATTTCCAGTGAGACATTCTACCTGCATGTGCTCTATCTATAAACCAACAACGGGGATGACCACTCCAAAAAGTTTCATAATCATCGTTAACGGTTGGAATTGGTGGAAAGCTATTGTTGGTAGTGGTAATATTTTCTCGATGAATATACTCCACATTAGTATCTTGACCTGGTCCTGTACCTGACCCATCCCAACCATTTGTAGCGGCCCAATTACTAATCCCTTCACTTGTGTAAGATCCATCTGAATCTTCGGTGTCATTACAAGTGTGAATATATTTTATATCTCTAGCTTCTTGAACTACGTATTCCAGGGCTTCTAAAGTAGGTTTTATTAATCTATCAACGATTACATCGTCTTTATATATTTTAACAAAAAATCTACCTTGATACTCCGGCCTGTTTTCTATAACATCTTGTTTTATCTCTAATGCTAATCCAGCAGCTATTGAGTTCGAATTTACACTATTAGGAGTAGAACATGTAATATTCATATCTGGTCCAAATACACCTTTTTCTATATCTATTCTATACATGTCAGTTGATCCACTACCAAGACCTTGTTCTAATGATATTGACCGTATTTTATACCAATTACTAGTAACAGAAGCAGTCCTCATTCTCATATATAAATTTGGTTTGGCTTGTTTTATTATACTTTCGTGCCACCCCATACCAAAATTGGTGTCATCACCAAATCCTTCCGAACGAACATACATGAAACCAGCATTTTCCACTGGAAAACCAGTACTACTAGTGGAACTTGTCCTAAACATGTCCTTATCATTATTATCATTAAGTTTTCCTAAATTATGCTCTACAGTTTTTATAAAAAGCGGGGCTTCATTTTCAATTGCTAATATTTTATATCTAGCCGGATCTGGTACAAAAACATCATTATCTTTTTCTTTTTTTAATATTAGAAAAGTATCTATATCCACTTTATTCCTTTCAGAAGAAGGAAAAGATAACCATATATTATCATCAGCAGCATCATACCACCTGTCCATTGCTAAATTATAATACTCGTTAGAAGTTTCTTTTATAAAGAATTTATATGTTTCCGCCCAGGATGGAGCAGCGTTCTTTATTTGAGCTTTTAATTTATTTTGTTGGTCAGCAAGTTTCTTTTCTAAATACAAAGATGCTTTACTAGTATCTCCACCATCTTTTTTTATATCTGTTGAAAACACAGGAGTTTCTCTACCATATTTATCTCTATAAACAACACCAAGTTGATACGTTCTCAATGTTTTTATCGATTTAGATGGTGAGTATCTATAAGCGTTTTTCGCGTCGTTTTGCTCTGGCGTGTAATTAAAACTACCAATATTATCTGATCCAACAGCCTTTGATGTTGAGGATAATTGTAGATTTATATTTATATTCGAGCCACTATTACTTCGCATATCATAATTTTGCAAGTAATTACCATATACTAGTCTATTACCCGCTATCTCTTGTCCTAAGGCTTTTCTAGGTACGTTATCCCATGGTCTTAATAATTGATTTGAAGGTAGTATAGCGTGTATTAATTCTGAGGTTATATTAATATATCCTCTACTACCGAAATATCTTCCTTGGTCACTTGGTGCTAATTCGCTTTCGGATATAGCGTCCCATTCAAAATCATCTTTTGTTATGGTTTTTACAGTGTATACATTAGGTGAATTAGATTCTTTGTATAATATATCTATAGAAACAACATCTTTAGGTAGTGATTTGCTATCTACAAAATCTTTAAGAACTAACTTTCTTATGTTGTTAGTCATTCCTAAATTATAACCTTTTTTAGGTACATATTCAAAGTCTTCAGGTAAAAAAGCTACTTCTGTAAATGGTGCAAAAGCTGAGTATTCACCATCTTCATATTTATATCTATAACTAAATCTTGGAAACTTAAACTCAAATAAAGGATCAGGTTGTTCTAATATAGCATCATAAACTTTATCATCCGCGCCTATTGTTCCGGAGAAAGATAAAATATCTAAATTATAACTACCATGCTTCATATCTCTACCGGTAACTTTTGCTCTTATTACTTCTTCTGGAAAAGTTTGGGTGGTAAATATAACAACATCTCCCACTTCATATATTGGCACGCTGGATGCCCACCAAGGATTACCTCCTTGTGATAACAAAGGTATTTGATTAATACGAGAATTAGGACCCCCAAAGTCTACCCAACAACTTTCTTTTACTTGATTACCAGAATAATCCCAAAAAGGATTGAACGCACTTGGAGCAGATGTTCCAGGTTTAGTTTGATTTGGATATAATAGTGGTGGTGGTGAATTAGGATTCGTGGTTCCTAGCGCAACTCGTCCTGATGGGTTAGAGTAATCTAAAGTACCAGATAATTTAGTACTTCTAATAGAATTACGCATTACTAAACTTAAGGCTTGAGAAGGAGATTTTCGTATAACAGTTATGTGCTTTTCCTCTAATGGCACTAAAGCGGTGTTTGACCAAGCGTTACCTCTAGCAACGGTTTTTGCTCCGGGATTTGTGCCAGTAGTATTAGATACAATTAATACTGATTGAGTTTGAAAATCATTCCTAAAATCTAAACCAGTTTGATTTCCCACATAAGGATTTATCTCTCTTTCTTTTTTGCTAGTGTCAATATTAATCTTTTTTGGCTCGGAATTATTATCTGTCCAAAATAAAAGATTATCTATAATATTTATACCCGTTATAATTGTTGACCCGTTAACTAACTTGTTTTGAAAATTTAATGCCCTATTAAAGTTTTCGAATTTAATTTTATACAAAGCAAAATTATTTTGCATATCAGCTGGATCAATTGGAGGATTTGATACTTTAACTTGAAATTGAGGAAGGTTTACATCTACAATAGCTGTTCCTTCTGGAAAAACTGGATTACCATTACCATCCACACAATCAACTTCCATTCCTGGATGCACAGTGTATTGCATGTTACCTGACCAACTAGCAGAATCTAAACTGATCCAACGCCCATCGCCTTGATTTGGATCATAACCAGTCAACTCCATAGTTGAATAAAACGTATCTACAACTACAGGGCGAACCTCATCAGTTTTTATGTCAATTTCTAATATTAAATCAGAAACTGTAAAATCACCATATTTTTCGGGAGTTTGAAGTAGAGGAGTATTAGGTCTATTACCGAGTTCAGAAACGAACCAGTATAACTTATCATTTTTTTCGTCTAATATCTTGCCAACACATTTAGTGGTATCCATAGGAGAAGGAAACCTAAAGTTCAAATCAGATAATTTTTTATTACCCATTACTGTTTGAACAGTACCAGCATTAGATCCTTCAGATGTTGAAACTTCAATATTTAAAGCATCTCTATACTCACCATTGGGTACTAGTCTCTCGTCAAGGTCTTTATTCATTCGGCCTTTAAGAAAGTTGTGTTTTAACTCTGGCATTTAATTAATGTTTTATATGTTTAGACTTGCCTCTCATAATTTGAGATAGTTCTTCTATTTTTAAGTTTGATAATCGTATCTTTGCTTTTCTAGTTTCTGCAAATCTTTCTTTTTTATATCTTTGGATAATATGTTCAGCCATATCTTTCTTTGTAGACAAAACCGCATAAGCAATCCATTTGTAAATAGCTTCTTCAGCTAATTTAGGTACCATCATCCCATCATCTGTACTTAAGCCATCACTTATATAATGTAATATAACTGTTTCGCCAGATAAATTAGAACTAAAATGTATTATACCCGCGGCGCAATCTATAAAATAAGAACCATTAACTTGAGCGTGTTGAGGATCTAAACCATATCTTTGCCCGTTATGTGGCCAATGAGTATCGTCTTCATAATCCTCATTATTATTTTCAGCTGGTGTTGAAGATTTATAATTGTCCCATGTATTTGAAGATACTGTTGTTAATGCTACAGCTGTTGTTGATTCCCACCAGGTACCATTTACAGCATTAATAGCATTTACATTTGTAAAGTTGTTATTCCTTAAATTAGTCCAACCAGCTCTATTGTACATTTCTGCAGTTGCATTTGTTCTTCCACTTTCTATTAAATCAAAATCTTTCCATCCGATCTGCTCTCCACAATTTTCCTCAGCCCCACTAGTCTCTAAACAGGCACAATAAGAGTCTACTAAACCAAACCATATATTCCAATAATCTTCTTTTTGCTTACCAGTCCAATTAGACGTTTCACTCGATGTTAAATAATTATAAATTTGTTGGGCACCAAGATGGTTAGTATCATCAAGTCCTGTCGTGCTAAAAGTACAAGTCATGTCAGCGCTATCACACTCAATTTCTTGTCGTTTTAACACAGATTTATTATAATTATATGTATCAGACGTATCTCCACAATCAGTGCATTCGCCTTGTGTTTGCTCTATAGCGTACGGATTACTAGTTTTACTTGTTGGATATATTATATGTTCTATACCCTTACTATCACTTCGTGTCAATTTAACATAATTAACATAATCTTGTGGTAATGGTACTTTTAAATTACCACACACCTCAACTTCTATAGATTTACAAGATCGCAATGTATCGTAATTTAATTCTTGTAGTGAACGTTGAGCGTGGTAAGCAACGTCGGTTCTATCAACTTTATTAATTACTTTACCCTCACCAACGTAAGATACCATAAAGTTGTTAATAACATCGTTAATGTGTATATATTGATAATTGCCATAATTACTACTATCAGCATAATATCCTTGTGGAGTTTGGTTAAGTAATCCCATTTATTTAAGCTTTTTGTTGTTGTGACATACTAGCTTCTTTTTGAGAAGCGATTGAAACTAGTCCTGGTTTATTAATAACTATTCCGGCTAATTCTAATATTTTAATAACTAATTTTGTTTCTTCTGAGTTATGTAGTTCAAAATGCGTAGAAGCTCCCGCGTTATATAGCGCCTTATCTACAACAACATTATACCCCCATTCAACAGAATTTGGCTGCCTAATATAATTACATGTTATATTATTGGTTATAGCATTACCATTATTACCAACTACGTTTATTGTATTAGCATTTCTAGTATATACGGGTCTATTATTAGTAGGTCTAGATAGTGGCGCGCCCATTATATACAAAAATTTCTTTTGCTCTATGTATTCAACTTCTCTTATACCATTAAAAATAACAGTACCTAATCTATATAGATCTCCTGGTAAAACAATACCATTAGCAATAACACCGCTAGTTTCGAATATAGATATCTTTTCGTCAAGATTATCAACAGTATCAGAATACTCAGTACCAATGTCATCTACTGTCGCAAATTGATTTATATCATAAAAATATTGCTCAAATATTTCTAGTTGAGCTTGATTAGCTAATAAATTAAATTCTAATGGTGTAATATAACCTCGCTGTTCCTTGTTTGCCAAGGCTAAAACTCTTTGATATACCGTATCTATATTTACCATATTTTATTTTTTAGAAATTATTTCCGTTTGGATGATAAGGAAATAATTTATTCAGTGTTTCTTTTCGCTTGTTACAACCACAATCTTTTCTGGTAGCTTTACTAACCTTATCAACTACTTTTTTTATTCCAGTTGCCTTTGTTATTTTTTCTATTGTATCGCCTAATCCTTTAGATTTCATATAACTTGTTTTATGTAGTATAACAATCGCCCCGTAGGGCGATCGCTACTACAGATTGATTACGAATTTAATCGTTTTTCTATGTTGGAGTAAATCTCCATTCCTTCATCAGTTTTAAACCAAGCGGCTAAAGCTGAATATGGATGTTCGTCAAAAGGAACATTCATTAGTTTTCTATTATTAGAACCCCAACTAAACGTTCTTTGATCTGGTGATAATTTAATTATCCCCATTTCAGTTGCTTTGATACCAAAGTTTCTAAGTTGAACATTTTCGTCTGTTACAAGTTCTAAGAATAACTTAGGGTTTTTCTTAGCATAAAGTAACAAATCTCGTCTAAGCTCCTTAGAACTCATCTGTGATACTTTAGAACCCATCTCAACTCTTAAAACAGCTTCTGCCATATCAATATCTAGATTTCCAGCAGCATTTAATGCTTGTATTTCAATTTCTAGTAAATCAATTTCATTTTCAGCTTTCTTAACAGGGTTGTATTCTAAAAATACCGTCCCATTATGCGGATGATATAGTGATAAAAGTTTTTGTAAAGTCTGTTTATTTCTAGGTACATTTAAATGTCCGTTTCTAAAAATAATATGCTCCATTCTTTGATCACCTACCATTTCATCAACAAATGGTGTTCTTTGATTAGAAGTATATTTTAACTCTCTTTCGTACCCTTTTTCTTCATCAAAATAATAAATATTTGAGGTTCTTATAGAATATGATAAAGGTGATTGATTACCAGTTAAATAATAATTCCTTTCTTTTATTTCCCAAGTATTCTCAGGTGTTGGTAAAGGTTTTTCTTTTACCTTTGGTTGCTCTACAACCTGCGTAACCTCTTCGATTACTACTTCTTTTTTTGTTTCTTGTTTTTTTGTCATAATATAATATATAATAAAATTAATAAAAAGAAAGGGTCGAGGCCGAAGCCTCGATCCTTAATATAATAAGCGCTTACTTCATTAACATAAAGTTATTTGCACCTTGAGTAATTAAACATCTTTCCGATAAGAAGTTCATTTGCATCGCGTCTAAATCAGATGTAGCAGCGCCAACTGAACCAGTTATCCAAGATTTTAATTTTCTGTTATCAGTTTGTGAAGCTCTGTATCTAACATGTAAGAAAGGTCTTTTAAGATTCTTTCCTAATGATTGATCGTAAACTGATGATGTACCAGCTGGAACCATAACGCCTCTAATTGGCGCAACAGTGTCTCTTGAATTGATACTACCACGAGTTGCTTTATCATTTAAGTATCTCATATCTGATTTGTAGAAATCATAAGAACCTCTACGGAATCCAGAGAAACCTAAATTAAGTGCCATATCTTCTGAGTTGTTAAATACCCCGTAAGAAGTACCACCAGCCCCGTAAGAATTCATAGAAGCTAACATGTCATCAATTGCTAGAGACGTAGCTCTATTAACAAACATCATGTTTTCTTCAATTGCACCTTGGTTGTCAAACTCTGCCAAGATAGCGTCAAATTCAGCTAAATCAGTAGCAGCATTAACACCAGTAACACCAGTTGTAACATTACCTCTATCTGTAATAGCCGCAAATAAACCTTCTGTACCAGCGTTTGTACCAAGACCAGAACCGCCATTGAATATAGTATCAACAGCAACAGATGTAGAAACAATCTTTTCAGCTTCTAACATAGTCATTTCTAAATAATCAGTAAAACGTGATCTAACATCACCTTCGGCTTTTAGATACCAAAGATAACCACTTTGTCCATCTTCACCAGTTACTTCAACCCAGCCAATCTGAGCTGTATCAGAACCATTTATCTCGTAGTAATCTTTCATGATAATTGGCTTGTTAGTAAATGATTTGAATTTAGGTGTAACTGTCTTAGGTCCTGAAGCGGATATACCACCATAATTACCTTGACCTTCAACACCTTTGTTGAATTCAGATCCGTAAACTAAAACTGTAGCTGCTGCTGCTGACTCTGTAGAAAAAGCTGAAAGATCATCTGCATTTTCTTGTGCATAAGGTACTATTGTTACTGTATCACCAGAGTGAGCAGTACAAATACCTTTATATGTACCTTCAGAAGTTGCAACTAAACATTGATCGTTAAGTCTAATACCGTGATCTGTTGGATCAAAACCATCAGCATCAACGTTACCGTCAATATCTTTTAAAACTGTAAACACTGAAGTACCCGTGTTAAGAGTACCCGTGTAAGATAAGTGTAGTCTAGCTTGTTCTGACCAAACTACTTGGTCTGAAGTCATAGACTCTTCTGCGCCAACTTGAGATAAGAAACCTGAAATAGTCCTAGGACCAAATACTTCAGCTTCCTTTTCCATCAAATCAGGCAGGTATTGCTGTGCCCAGCCGTCCGAAGATCCTGCTGTAGCGAAATCGATGTAATTTGAAGATAGTGCTATAGTTTGTGAAGCTGGCACACTATTTAAATTACTACCTGCTGTAATTGCCATAATTTTGTAATTTTAAATTTGTTATTTTTGTTTAATTTTAAACTTAAAATCAGAAGAATCATCACCTAACACTTTAAACTTTAAACCACCTGCTTCTATTTGCCCATGACTTTGTCTTGGATTCATATTTACATTCTTGGCTTTAGTAACACTATCTTTCATAGCATCAGCTTTACCTTGTTCGTAAAAGTGATTAGCAATAGCATCGGCATTCATAGCTGTAAACAAACCCTTGTGATAACCTTTAGCGTCTGACATTTCATTTTTTTCATTCAAGAACTTCTTGACAAAATTATTAATGTCTGTTTGAGTTTCTTTAGTTTGATTAGCATCTTTCACGTTAAATCTAAATTTCTTTTCCCCGATGTTATATTCAAAACCTTTGAATTTATCGTTGAAAACACTATTTGTTTTCTTTAAGAAATTAGATTTAGCTTCATCCGCTGCTTTCTGAGTTTCTTCAGATTCCTTGTTGTATCTATTAAAGAAATCAATAGCTTTTTGTTGTTCCGGAGTTAACTTACTCCCAGCTTTGATATCTTCATAGTATTTGGATTTGTTCTCTTCCAGTTGAGATTTAGCGCTGGCAACTTGCTCTTTTAACGCTAATTTCTTTCTTTTAATATCTCTTTCGTCATCAGTTTCCTCGTCGTAAGAGAATTGATCTTCCATAAGGAAGTTAATTTCTTCGTTAGTTAAATGAGGTTTTGTTTGTTTGTAGTGTTCAAATAACAAATCTTGATCATCTACGTTACTATAATCTCTATTTAACTTAATATAATCATTTAGATCACCACCGGTTTCATCCATAAAATCCATAAGTTTCTGGATACCTTCTGGAATAGCTTTACCTGTAGCTTCAGCTTCTGCTACAGCTTCTTCTATTTGTTCTTGAACCTCTTCCACTTCTTCATCAGTAATCTCTTCTATTGTTGGTGTTTCCTCAGGTTTTTCTTCAACACCATCAGTTTCAACTTTCTTTTCGTCTTCTTGTGGTGGGGCTACGTCTTCCACGACTTCTTCTATTACGCTCTCTACTTTTTCCTCATCTTTTTTCACTTCTTCTTCAATCTTATCTGTTTCCGACGGTTTACTTAAATCTACTTTTACCATACTATCAGGATCGTTATTAAACTTCCTCATCGATGGTTTTTTTACTTTAATTTTTTCGACTGTATTGTCTACTTTTGGTTGTTCGGTAGTCTGTTCTACTACCTCTTCTTTTTTCTTTTTTGCCATAATATAATATAATAATAGTTAATAAAAAATTTATCTAGGTTCAAAATTACCTAATCCAAAATTACCAGTAAGCACATCGTTACCCGCTGATTCAAAATCTTTAGGTGGTCCACCAGTTTTTCTTTGGTCGATTAATTGACTTTGTTGGCTTGCTTGTAATTTTGTTCTTTGATCTTTACGATCTTCTTTCATGCCACCGTCTTCTCTAGCGGCTTGTAAATCTAATTCTCTTAATCTTAAATTCAATTCAAACTCATGATCCATCAACTCCTTTTTAACTTGAGCTTCTTTCTCTAATGTAGCTCCTTTTAATTGAGCTTTAGCATTTTCTAATTCTATTTCGCTCTGAGTAAGTTGTTGTTGTTTTTGAACTTCGCTCTGTTGTATTTGTTGTTGAGCTTGTGCCTGCGCTTGAGCTTGAGCTTCGGATTGTTGTTTTTGAGCTAATTGATCTCTTTCGAATTTTTTCTTCCTTCGTATTTTTAATACTTGATTGGCTAACTTTACACTTCTGATATCTCTAATGTCTATAGCATCTTCTAAATCTATACCCTCTTTAGATAATGCTATTTGTATATTGTTTTCCAGTAATTGCTTTTCTTCTTCATCTGGAGCTAATTCAATAAAGATACCAAAATCATATAAATGCAGGTTAGCCATTTCTTCTAGTGTAGCTACATTATGTACACCTATAGATTGTATGAATGCATCTCTTGTAGGTGAATATTCTATGATATCAGATATTCTAAGAGATAAACATTCGGCTACTTCAGCTGTTAAAAATAATCCAGCTTGTAGTATGTGTCTAGTTGCGGTATTAGAGTTTGCAGCGGCTAGCTTTTGTACACCTACTAGTGATTTAGGATCAGGTGTACTACCATCTCTAGCTTCGTTAAGACCAGTTACATCTCTTATCATTTGTAGATAATAGTTGTAATTTGCAATTAACGCTTGCATTTTATTACCTGCACCTTGGCCATTTGATATTTCTTGAATTGGTACTTTACCAGGATTTTGATCACCATCTTGCGTAAATGATCTACCTATAATACTACCAGTTTGGAAGAACATATTTAACGCTTCTTGTGGATTGTAGTTAGTACCATTACCTAAATCTATTTCAGCAAGACCATCAGCATCTAAATAAACGCCATCTGGTGTCATTCTCGACATAACTTGTTGTATTTTCAAGTGCGTTAATTGAATCATATCTGCGAAACCAGTAATTCTACCAACTAAAGATTCAATTTTACCATTATACATTCTAGGTGCTACAATAGCATAGTTCATTTTAACTTTAGTAAAATCGCTTTTAGGACGCATCATATTTCTAGCCATCTCCCATTTGAGTAGTTTATTTGTACCTAAAATTAAAGCACCATCATACACACATTCAATAGATCTTTGTAATTTAGCGTAGTTAAATTCTACATCTTCTGGTGGGTTAAACGAATCATCTTTAGGTATTATCTTCATAGCGCCACTACCTGTTTCTTTTAACTTGTAAACTTCATTCATATAAGTTTTGTAGTTAAAATATAATACTTGAATCTTATTACTATCACCATCATCTAAACTATGACTATGATTAAAATTGTATGTTCTTCCAGCCTGTTGAACTATATCTTCTAAATCTTCATGTTCTAAATGTGGAAATTGTTTTGCCAACTCGTTTATAGGAATAGATTTTACTTCTCCAGCGTAATATATATCTTCAAAATAAGGAGAGTCGGTGTAAGAATAAACAAGATTAGCTGGATCAACATAATCTATAACTACACCTTCTGATGTGTTAAATGATGTTTTCACAGCTCCAATACCTATAGTTGTTAAATCATAGAAAAACCTTTTCTTAATCAACTCGTATCTATTACCCTCCATCAAAACGTTTATAGCTTGCTCTTCAGCTAACTCTACAGCTTGCTTGTATGTTAATTGCATGTGTAGCGCTAATTCTTCTTCTGAATCTGGTAGATCTTCTTTGTTATTTTCATAAAGATCTATATTCATGGTTTCGGCGGCTATATCGTTGAACTCTTGGCTACGCATATCTCTTAATATAGATTCCATATATTCAGTTCTTTTAGATATACCGAATGGATCTTGAGAATAAGCTTTTATATCGTATACTCTTTCTGTTAAACCATTTACAACAATATCAACGAATTTAGAAATAATCGGAACTGGTTTCCAATCTAAATTAAGATAGGACAAATCACCATTAATTGATAACTCATCCTTATATTTTTGAATTGATTGCTCACCTCTAGCGTACAATCTTAAATTATGAAAATTATTTTTATGTGTTCTAAATCTATTACCCTGTCTATCATTATGAAACCACTCTTTTTCAATAGCTTTAGCAACTTTTAAACCATAGTCATAACTTAACTTTTCTGCATCGCTAACTACTTGACTAGGAAAATCTATATTTGCATTATTATGCGCCATATTACTCTTTAATTATTTTCGACATGCTACCACTATTTCTATATTTAGCAATATTTATGTTTAATTTTGGTTTTTCAATTTTTGCGTTTGGCGCGTAAAGATGTCTATTGTTAGCCATAATCGCTAAACCTGAACTTATTGTCGCGTCAAACTTTGTACGTTTGGTTATATCAAATCTAGTCCACTCATTTAAAGTCTTATTAAAATACATGTCTCCAAACGTTCCATCTTGCTTCATACCTATGTGATCTTGTATATACATTTCAATCGCAGCCGCATGAGCTTGTTTTATATCTTCGCTAGAATTAGGAATTCCCCCAACTTCCTTTTCTGCTACAGATAACTTATTCCATACTTTATCTGGTCGATTCATACTGAATCCTCTATAACCTCTACGTCTTAAATAATATAATAGTCGAGGTTTATTATTCTCCGCTAATATTGGCATACCATAAAAAACTATTGCCATTAAAACATCTTCAAAGAATATTTCAGCCGTAGGTGGTCTTGATAAGTACTCTAAAAAGAAACTATTAGCAGGAGCATCTTCCATACTAAATCTAGTCAATCCGTGCAGCGCTCCTTTAGAGCCTTGACCATCTACGGTCCCTGATATATCATAAGAGTCACAACCGAACGCTCCCATGTGTTCATTACCAGGATACTTTATACCATTTTTAAGAACCACTCTATTTTGTAATTCAGTTTTTGGAACCCAACTGACTTTAAATCTACCTTGTTGATCTGGATAAAATATAACCTGTGTGTCTTTAACTCCATTAACCCATTGGAAATTACCAGTTGTAACACCAAGAGTTCTAGACATCTCTTCGTTATAATCTATTTGCTCGTATATTTTTACTAAGTTAAATATACTTCCTTTCGCCTCATCTCTAAAGGCATGTTCTGTTGTTTTAGGAAATTGTCTATAAAACTCATTTAACGCGTCGTGATCTCCTTTTAAACCATCAGCTTCATTTTGCCAATGCTCAATTATACCTATATCTATTAATTCACCATCCGGCCCGAACACATCGACGTCAGGTGTATCAAATACTGGAATTCCGTACTCGTCAATAAATCCTTCGTAGTTCCATTCCATTGGGATAAACAAAGAATAGAGACCAGACTTAGTCTGACCATTTCTATTTCTTTTAGTGACATCGGATGCGTTGTATAGTCTTTTAAAATTTTCTCCACCTTTATCTAATGCATTTGAAGTGCTACCCATCATGCATTTACCTATAATCCTACTACCTAATCGTAAACATGTTTTTGTAACTCTCCAGTTATTTAATATATTATCAGGTCTCTCCCACTTGCCACTTTCGTCATGTACTAATAATGCTAGTTTTTCACCATCATAACTATTATCACCAGTATTTTTCCAATCTATTGTAGTATCTAATCCTTCTAACTCTTCCAGTTTTTCATTAGCTGTAATTTTCTTTCTCGTAAACTTACTAGCTGGCACTCTATATGCTAATTCTGTTTTAGGTCGATCCATACCATCTTGAATCGGTTTAAAAAAGAAAGGGTAGTTTATGCTAATTGGTACAACTTTATCAGTAAACATCTTCTTAGCGTCAGCACCTGTTTTAGAAAGTACCCCATATCTACTATCACTCGCTAAAGTAGCTAAATTAACTGTTTCTGCAGAAGACATAAAAGAAAATCCAGAACGCCTATTTTTTAGATAACACATTCCATAACATCTTTTATCAGCTTTACAAGCTTCCCAAAATATATAGAATAATCTATTTGCTTCTCTAAAGTCTGGAGCACCAACATCAATTTTACTCCATTGAAGATACATATAGTGCGTACCTGTTATGTATGTTGCTTTTCCTTTATTATCAAACCAAAACCCTTCGTCTCTTCTTTTAAACTCCTCATCTATATAATCGTACCATTGTTCTTTATTCTCATCGGGATAATTTCTCCAATCAAATATATTTTTTAATCTACTTAATTCTTTTGGAGGATCAAACTTTACCCATTTTCGTTTCTCATGCACGTGCACCCCTCGCACTGGTTCCAACGGCAAGCCAATTCGCAAACCTTGGATTTCATAGATTTCTCCAATTTTGCCAGTTTTCGAGATAACGACGA